TCTCCCGGTTTTTAACGTAGCGACCATCCTCGTAGCGCCAGAACTCTTCCTGAATGCGCTTAATCATCGCCGGCGTGTCATAGACCTTGACCAGCTCACGAACCGCACGCGGCAGGCCATTACGCTTAACGTGAACAATCGCGGCCATTTTTCCCACGTTGAAGTCCATACCAATGAACAGCGGATCCCCATCCTGAATCTCGTCAGAACAGTTATTTAGCTTACGGTTGAAGGTGTGGTAAATGGTCCCGCTGTTAAGGTTGGTGAACTTCCCGCGCAGATAGGCCTGAATCAGTTCGTCAGGGTAAGAGCTCAGCAGCGATGGGATGTAATCAGGCGGTAGATTCTTCGCATTGTCGAACGTGCTGGCCTGGATCAGTCCGTATAGAGCCGCAAGCTCTGGCTTTTCACGTACCGCCTTCACGAACTGCTGGTAGACGAACTTGAACCCTTCTGGCGTTGTCGTTACATCGATGCCATTACGTAGCCCATCAACCTTGTAACGCATACGAGCGATGATTTTTCGCCAGGCCTGCTGCGCTTTAGCAGCCGCCATGACGTCCAGCTCATCAACCATCGCATTACCGATTTTGAAACCGACTATAGAGCCGGGTTTCTCCATCGAGCGGCAGATAGTAGTCCCGCGGTATCGTCGCCCCTCGTAGAAGTGAACCTCTTTATTCCCCTCGTTGATTTTGACGCTGAGCCCCCAGTCGAAGGCTACCTCTTCAATCGTCGGGTAGAAGATGTCACGAATCTGCGGGTACGTCGGCGCGAAATAACCCTGATTGATTTTAGGATGCTCCCACATCCCTTTGCAGATGCCCCCACAACCCACCCACGTCTTACCGGAACCGAACCCAGCAACGTAGGCTTTGAATTTGTGCTGCATCGCGAGGAAGCGCGCCTGAGGAATGTTAAGTGTCGGGCTGATCCCCATCGTCTGCCCTCGCATCCACTACGTTGATATTGATCTGAACTGGGGTTGGTTCATCGTCCTCACCATCACCCGCCAGCTCTTTACGGAGTTTCTCAACCTCCAGCTGTCGGCGTTCGATTTCAATCTGCTGCAGGCGCTGCGCGAACTCGCTATCGGCCAGGCCGAGTCGTTTCATTACCGCTTCGAACATTCTTTCACGGCTGATGGCTGTGATTTCGACGCCATTTTTGCCGACCTTTACGCCGGAGTATGCGAGCCTGGAAGCAGCCGGGAGTTTGCGAGTGTCTGGGAAGTAAGGTTGACCAATACCATCGCCATTGCAGCGCGGGCATTTAGGGTTAGGCTCTCGGGTGTGGTCGTAGCCATAGCCGCCTGTGTCTTCTGGTTGCCTGGCTCCTTCACTTCCCTCAACCTTTGCTGTTTCCTCTTCAAACTCAACTGCATCGCGCCACTGGTAGTGATGGCCAAAGCCCCAACAATAGCGACAGGCCCCGCGGCGGTATTGTGAGAGCTGGTTTGCATCGAAGGTAGCGAGCTGCCACATCTGCGCAAGGACTTCATCAGCACTTCCAAGCGTGCGCGCAATGGAGGCTTTCTGCTGTCGCGCAATAGCCTGCGCAACCTTAACATTTGATAACAGCCGACTTGATTGCTCCTGCGCGGTTTTCTTGCTGTACCCAGCTCGGATAGCGGCCTGAGTGGCGTTACCATCTTTCAGATATTCTGCGACGAAAAGTCTTTGCTGTGCCGTTAATCCATCATCATCCACCAGTTCTTTTGCGCTTTGTTCTTTCTGCGCAGTGCGCACTTTTTTTAGCGCAGGTTTTTGCGCAGTTTGCGCAGTAGGCTTTTTGATGTATCGGCGGGCAGTCGCGTAATTCAGTCCCTGCGCTTCACACCATTCCTTCGGTGATACGCCTGTTTTGGCATGTTCGGACAGGAACCGTTGCTGAAGCTCGCCCCAGTCCGGTTTTGCCATGTTTTTTCCTTGCGTCACTCACTGTCAAATAGCAATAAAAAAGGCCGCATGAACGACCTTGTTTTATGAAGATACGATTAAAGGAGTTTGATTTTGACCTCGTACCCCTCAAGACCTGTCATCGCTTCACGAGCGATAAACTCAATTTCGGAAACTTCATGGCCTGTTTTTTTTCGTAACTCTGAAATTTTTTTTGATATGAGGGCAGAAATTTCTTCTTCTGCCTTATGCGTCAGTTCTTCAATTTTCATTATTACCTCTTTTGGCCGTTTACTATTTCCATTATCAAGTAAGGCGACAGTTATAGATAAGCTGCCTTTAACCTAACTGTATGTAAATAGTAGACTACCTGTGTTACAGATGCTGAATGGGATAACGTTCAGCTTGTGCCCAATTGGGTCCCCAGCGTCAGTGATGCCCCAAATAATGATAAAAAAAGCTCCTTCATCATTACAAGAGCTTTTGCCATATGGTGCAGGATACCTCCTGGTGAATCGTCGCTTAGTCACCGGAAGCCCGGAGCCTCATTTGTTCAAAATTGGCACATGACAAGAAGAACAATCAGACACATCACTGCCGCTATGAACAGGGCAATTCAAAACCTTCCGCTACAGTGAAGCCAGCTATCAATGATTGCCGTTTCCGCCTGAGATTGATAGCGCAAGATGAGGGGCTTCACGTTATTGCATTTAAAAGTGCATTTAATTTGCAATATCTGGGTGAGATGTTATTTTGCCAAAGCCTTAGAGCAAGAAGCACATAAACATAACAAAAGATTCAACTCATAATTGCCCCTCACAAGGGGCATTTTTTATGGCAGAACGCAGTTCTACCCATTCCTATTCGTGCATGTAATTTCGAGTAAAATTTAATCTGATTATTGGGAATATCATGTGAAGCATATGCAACAAGTAAGAACTATCAAAGACTGTCAACCTGAGGAAATTCCTAATACTTTTCGCTTACGCTTGTTGATTACTGGTTGACTGCCAGGCTATCCAAGACTCTGATGCGGAGAATGCCAACTCCAGGGAATCATCGATAAATAAGAGCAAGTGAAACTGAGACTCCTTTAGCTCTCCTTGCGAGGGCATTTTTTTTGGCATCTCCCAACCTATCAAAATGCGCTTTATAATTTTTGCTATTGTTAGTGCCCAGAAGAGAGATAGTGAAAGAACCTCACGGATGAGGCTCTATTTCAGACATTGCTCTTTGATGTAGTCCTGCAAATAGCCAACCTGCTTTGTCACTGTGATGATTCGTTCTCTGAGGGTGAAATAATCCCGCTCAGCGGAGTCAGTAAGTCGGGGGCTGGAAGCATCGCCCATGCCGCTGGCGCCGGCCGTTCCGTTCGCGGGACATCTGGCGTTGACGAGCAGCCCACAGTTGCCAGTGCGAACACAACGCTGCAGATCTTCAAGCTGCTTTTTCGCATCAGCTAAATCCTTCATGTATTTGGCATCCAGTGCAGCGACATTTCGCTGACGGGTATGCATGTCTTTGATGGTGGCGTTCGCCAGGCTGAGTTTCTTAGTGGCTTTATCGCGCTGGTCTTTATAAGCGATGGCGTTGTCGCGGTAGTGGTTAACCGCCCAAGCCATGGAACCCAGCAGACAAATTACGACAGTGCAAATGATGGCTGTTAATCGGCTCATTTCTGGCCCCACTCACAAACTTCCCGCTCAATCTCTCGGCGAGTTACCAGTCCCTTCCACTGCTTTCCACCGGCATATGTCCAGCGCTGAAGTTCTTTGCATGCACCCGGAACGTCGCCGGAATTTAATTTTTTCAGCAGCGTCGATCTGCTAAACGCTTCAGCTCCTACGTTGTAGGTGAAAGAGTAAAGTGCGGCACGAGTGGTTTCGGGGATATGGACTTTAATCAGCGGGTCGATAGCTACAGCTACCTTGCGCAGGTCGGATTGAAGCAAAGCGTCACATTCTTTATCGGTGTAGCGGTGACCGCGGCGAACATCAGCGCCGGTGTGCCCATCGCAAACAGTCCAGACACCGACGACATCCTGATAAGCGTAATAGCGACGCCCTTCAAGACCATCTGCATTGCCCAGCATGACAGCTGCAATAGTGATTGCACCGGATCCGCCAACAATGGCGCCCACCAGCTTATTCCTGAGTGTCAGGTTCATCTCGGCTCCTACTGCGGCGGTTGTCTTCGCGTATCTTGAAATAGAGATTCGTCAGATAGGTCAGTACGGCGATGATGATGCCCACCAGCACGCCGATAGCGTTCCACTGCTCGGGACTGTAGGCATTCAGCATGCCGTTTAGGATGCTACCGGCTGAAGCGCCGTAAGCAGCACCGGTGGTTAGTTTGTCCATGCGATACATACTCTCACCTCGCGTAGTTAGCGGGTGCTGTGTGTTAGAAAAGGGTCTGTCCGTCGGGACGATTTAACAAGAAGGCGTGTCGATGATGGTTCTAGGAGCCTGAAATGAAAAAGCCAGCGACAGGCTGGCAAGGTGAGGGTAAGGCAATGAGCAGGGTATTATTTAGAACCAAGCGACCTATAACCTAGCTAAACAGATGACATTTGTGTAAAAAGATGACATCAATCAGCAGGTGTCCATCGTGAAATACATTTGGCTAATTTTAAAGCTCATAACAGCATCACTTTATGTGTTTCTGGTTGTTTTTGGCTCTGGATTTGTAGGTTCGAGTATAGCCAATGCAATTAATCTTGAAACACTTAACCTAAATTACTCATTAATCGCAAAGGACTCGGCGGTATACGCATTCTTCGCAACTGGTGCGACATTAGTTGTTCCACCTGTCCTATATTTAATCCAACATTATGTCTGGCCAGTGTTGAAGTTTATCGGCTTGAAGATTCGCTTCTTCTTCCATGGATACTAAAAGGCTCGCAGCTAGCGAAGCATCGCTTATTTTTTCCGTTACAGCGCTAGCTCTTCAATAATTCATAAATCGCCAGAAGCAAAAAGCCCCACGGGGTTAACCGCAGGGCTTTAAACGAAGGCAATAACCCATCGTTAGAGCAAAATTACCACAGTTTCGGGAAAAGTAAATAGCTGACGATAAATTCACGCCCTATTTTGTTATCTGCTTCAGCTGCGCATCAGCCCACGCCTCTTCGATATCAAACTTGGTGATGAGCTGGTCGTAGAATGGCTTAACAGACTTCTTCCAGGTATCGAGGCTGATTGCATCCGTTATCTGACACACCGCGGCGTAAGCCTCAGTTGATGGAATTCGTTCATACCCCCGCCCGCTGCAGCGCTTACAGTCAGCCAGAACCGGCACACCCTGCTGTTCAGTAAGAACCTGATTAACGGCTTTCCCGCGTCCATGGCAATCTCTACAGGAACAGCTAACAACCTTCTTGCCCTTACACTGAGGGCACAGAACTCGCGCTATCTCCCTGACCTCTCTACGCACCTCATACTCAGAAGGACGAATATCCTCTGCGCCCATGTTCAGGGAGATCTTCACGAAATTCTTCTCTTTTGCCGGAGTGTGAGACTTCATGCTGAAAACCTCAGCGTCAATAAACCCTTCCCCATTGCAGCCATCGCACTGCTTCACGCTGGCGGCGCTGCGGGAATAGTCCTCAAACGCGAAGGTAGCCAGCTGGTGCAACACCAGTGGTTTAATCTCTGCATCAAGCTTCCGTAATGCCGCAACCCGATCGCACTTAGTCAATGCGTACTGGGCCAGCAATTCGATCGCCCTCTCCCGGTCATTGTTGCTGATCCCCATCTTTCCGAGAAAAGCGCTATAACCTAAGGTTGCCCGTTCCTGCGTCATGCCCATAGCGGCCATGATATCCGTTCCGGTTAATGAGTCTGACGCCGTTGCACGCGGAGAATCGCTAATCATTGTCGATTTGGCGAAGTGATATTTGAGAGTATTTTCAAGATTCATACGGTCTCCAGCTCGGTAATGGTGAGTTCTAATTTCCCGCCCTTAACGACAGGCATTTTCACAACGCGATAATCGATTACTTGGCTGTCATCCAGCCAGAATCCCGCCTTGGTCAAAGCGTCAAATGCAGCTTTCTGCAGGTTATCCAGATCGCGGCGTCGGCGGTCGGGCATGTGACATTCAATTCGGATTTTGAGTGGTACAGCTG